CGTCTGTTTCAGTTTCTTGAGCCTATACGCGTAATTCTGGAATGCCGATACGGAAGCGCTGCTGTCTTTTCCAGTGTCCATCCGCTTGATGAACTTTGAAATGAGATAGTCTTTCACGAGAACCGCATCAGGAACTGATATCGTATCAGTGTCCTTCGTTATCGATGAAAGAGTGGAATAGTAGTCCATCTTATAGTCCATCTGGTCATGAAGAGAATCCACGAGCGGATAGTGCCACACATACCCTGCAAAAATAGTATAGTATAGCGGTGTTCCGAGTGAAGCGTTCTGAAACACGTCGGTATTGGCAGGATACGAAAGCGTAGATACCGAAGCGAGCGTAAGCACTCCGGTCGATTGGTTGTTTGCCGTATATGATATTTCATTTCCTGCTATCTGTATCGTTCCTGACTCTTCAAAGTCTGACGTTGACGAAAGCGTTATCGTTCCATCGCCTATTCCGAGAGGTGTCGTAAGATAACTGAACGCAACGTCATAGGTTATGTTTTTCCACTCTGACATATCAACCCACGTCATTGCTGGGTCATTTCCGATTGAAAAGTTCCAAATAGCCTTGTTCGTGTGTGAGTCGTCAATATCGGAAGGAAGTTGAATCCTCCAGTTTCCGATACTTGACTGTGTTGTCGCTCCGAAAACCTGCATCCAGCTCCATCGCTTCAATTCCCTGACCACCTCCATCTGGCAGTTGTTTATCTGCTGAAACGCGAACTCGTCTGAAAACACCTCCGATGTAGGCTTATTTATTTCACCAAGAGCGGAATCGATTATGTATCTCGCCGTGTTGAGAGCGTATGAACCGATCGGAACACCGTCTGAATAGTCAGAGTACGTATTCGTTATCGAGTTCTTGAATCTTGCGAAATAGTACCCGACCGTTACCGTTGTGTCGTTGTATTTCGTCTCGGTATCAACGTCAAGCTTCATTGTCGTCAGTACGCTCTTCGCTCCTGTAAGAGACGTGGCGTATGACAGTTCAACCTGGTCGAACGGTATGACATACACATAATCGGAATTGGTGTGCGCCTGTGTCGTAGCAGACGCGAGAGTCACCGTACTTCCTGTCGGTGCGGTTGCCGCATGCGTCTTTATGATTTCGCTATTGTCAACGCCTGGCTTTCCGACGAAAAGAATCTTGTTGACAGCAATGCCATATATATTCTGTACTGTCAACGAAGAAACTCCTGACGCGAAGTCATTTGTCAAGAACGTCTTCTGAGCGTCTTGAATGAGTACCTGAATCGGTATACGGATTGGTTCGTTTACAGTACCGTACCGTAGCTTGATTGTCGGTCGTATCTTGTTTGCCATATACTAGGCGAGCGTCGGGCAGTCCTTCTTGTGTCTGAATCCTCTGCTTCCGCACAATTCGCATTTAATTCCGTCATCCTTCACTTCTTCGACAACCTCTTCTTGCTTTGTTTCTTCGATGTCTTCTTTCTTCTCCTCCTCTGCAGGAGCATCAGAGAAGAAATTTTCAGTGGAGACTTTTTCCTCTTCAGGAGTCATTTCATTGATTGCAGACTCTACTTCTTCCTTCAATGCCTCCATCTTCGATATTTTAGAATCAATTATTTCTTCTTTCGTGTACAGTCCGTTCGATATTGCCGCACCTTCTCTTCGAGAATCAAGCTCTATCTGAAGTTCAGCCTCCTGTTCCGGCGTTTCAATATAAGACCCTTTGATATCTTTATAGTCTACCTCTACAAGCGATATCGGAGCCTTAGAAAATTTAGCGTCTACTACCTTCTGTACAAGAGCTTCTTCCTCAGGTGTCTGAATAAGCAGACCACCGAGCAATTTTCTGCTCATCATCATCAATTCGTCTTCTGATGGAAACTTCGGGCTGATAGACATATTATTTCCTTATTATTTATCCGCCATGAGTAAACAATGCCTTATACGTTCCTGTTCCTGTAACCGTGACAAAAACACGAATGTACTTGAACAAATCGCTATCAGGGAAGAAATGTATAGAGCTTGTAGCAGAGCTAAGCGTAGGAGCGGCAGCGCGAGTGTCAAACTGTGCGTTTGTATTCGTAACGTTGGAAACGAGCCGGTTATAAACTATCCAGTTCGTCCCATCGTTCGATACCTCGACTCCGAACGCTCCGCTTCCTGAAGTGAACGCCGAGCAAATGAACTGAATAGACTTCATTTGCGAACGCTCTGCGTCTAGGATAGTCGCCGATGTATTTGCAACCGTCGCTGACGTTGATGCCAGCGCTGTATCAGTGTAGGAATAGGGAAGTCCCATATCTTTATTGTTAGGCTCTTATCCCCGCCCCCATTAAGAGGCGGAAGAAGAGCCTAATTCGTTGATTAGAGCGTCTCTATGACGTACGTAACGCTGACCTTCGCCGTACCAGCAGCCGTTCCAGGCTGCGTGAATGCGCCTGTCGCAACATTGATATTGAGAGCCGTCGCCGTAAGAGACGAAAGGTCAATACCTGCTGTCGAGAGCGGGACGAACTGAATGACCGCGTTGGAGGCCTTTCCGAACGAGTTAGCAGCCGAGATGATACCGGTAATGACCGTCGTACCGAGAGCGAGCGAAACGTTGCCGCCTCCGGTATACGCCGCCGTAGCGTATGTATACGCGATAGACGCACCGATGAGGCGGATGAACTTTCCGGAAGCAGGAGCTGCTACAAGAGCCTTCATGGTCGTTCCTGACACGATATCTGTGGCAGAAACGGTTACCGAAGCTGTCTGAACCTGACCTGTCTGGAAGCTGAACACACCGGCATTCGTCATCGAAACTACTCCCGAAGGAGTAACCTCAGCACCTACGTTTGAGCCGTTTCCAGCGATAATCTTACCGTCCGTGAGCGCGATATTCCCAGGAGTATCCGTATTAACGAGCGCGAACGTACAGCTTGAAGATGTACCGGTGTTCGTGTAGAGAAGACCAGTCGTAGTATTCACGAGAATACAACCCTTCGCGTATCCAGATACTGCCGACGGAATATCAGCCGTCGCGCACTTGCACTTCGTAATGTTTCCGCTCTCATCATTGAACGCCACGAGCACGCTCGGGGTTGTAGGATGAGGAGCGTAGAATGTAGATCCTGCCATACTGTTTTATCCATTCTTCAGGGCTTTCCCAGTTGTTGAAATGAATCGGAGTGATTCCTGTTTCGACGAGCTTTCGGATCTTTTTTGCATTCTGTAAGTGACCGTCAATCTCTATCGCGTACAATCCAATCAAGAAGTCTATTTCCATTCCGTTCACTTTTACCTTCGCACGGAACGGTATTTTGTACCTCTTGAGAAGTTCAACGAACTTTCTTTCAGCCTTTGTAGAATGGCCTTTGGTTAATTTGTTTATCTGACGCCTCATATTCTCTTTGACCGGTCCTCGTGAGGCAGAGGATAAGGTATTATCGAGCCGGCGTAAGGCCACCGGAAACCATCTCTTCTATTCTGTTGTTTTTTGTTTTCTGTCGGATTAGGCCGTAGCCGCGGAACCGACTGCCCACTGGAAGCTCTGGAAACCAGGCTGGAAGTACACCGAAGCGGTATACACCTTAGTCCCGTTCGTGACTACCTTGTCACTATCGAAACGCGGCCTCCAACCCCAGACCATCTTTGCGAGCTTCGAAGCACGATCGAGGTCAACGAGGAACCAGTAGTTACCATACGCCGCCGGAATCCAGGAAGCGACCTTGTAGTCGATACCTCCCATTCCGTTCGCGAAGACGTTGGAGACACGGTTCGCCGAATCCGGGTTACCGATTGAGCGAAGGACTTCCTCAGCCTTTTCTTTCTTTTCCTGCGCGACGATAAGACGGAGATTCCGACAGACCTGCATCGGTACTCCCTTGTCATCGTACATACGGTCAAGCATCTGCCGAGCAGTCTTGAGGTTATCATACGACAACGGAACAGTTCCGAGCGTGTTGCTCTGCGTCGAGCCATCCTTCATCGGATGGTCTGAAGCGAACAGAGCCTTCCCATCACCACCAGTGAAGAAAGTTGTGCCGAATCCAAGATAGAAAATCTTCGCGGCGTTCTCATCAACGATTTGATTGACAGAATGCGCAGAAGATGTCGTTGTATCATTGATTTCAGGCCAGAGATTGAAACGGAGCATTTCCTCAGTTATAACCGCTGCCTTGGTGTACTTCACCGGAGAGATTGTAGCCTTGTATCCGGAAACTTTATCCTCTCGGTTGTACGGCTCACCCTCACCCGTCAACACTGCCCTGCCGAGACCGGAGAAGTTCTCGTACTGCGGGTCCTTAGCATCAGCTTCGATATCCTTGAAGCCGAAAAGGCTATATTCAAGGGTCTTCGAGAGCTGGTCGTTTGTCTCGTTCCAGACACCGCGAACTCTGTGGTCGGCGAGGTCAGCCAATTGCTGAATAGACAACATATGTCTTGTTCAATTACTGATTACTCGTCGTTGCGAAGGTTGTACACCTTCACGAACTTGAACAGTCCCATCCGGAGACCGGAACCGGAACCTGTACCACCGAGACCCTGCGGGTCAACGCCAGTACATACCACAACGCGGTTCGACGTGGTTTGCACCCCCGCGTTAACATCAACCTGCTGCGCACCTGTCCCACCTGCGACGAGCTTGTAGTAAGCACCAATCGAGGTAATAGCGGAAAGGTCCGCGTTTGTTCCCATCATGAACTCATAGTCCTGACTGATAGGAGTGTACACCGGCTGCACCTTCGCGACAGTCTCGTTATTCGAGGCCATCGTAGCGGAGGTTGCAGAGACTCCAACAACGGAGTCAGTAGCGCCAGTGACTTTAAGACCATGCGACGCATCAATCGTCAGAACGTCTCCGATAGCGAAAACTTCGCTGTTCTTACCGATGGCATTATGATCGTAATTGACGCCATTGGTCGGAGAAGTCTGCAGTGTCGCGCCATAAATTGTCGCTGCCATTGCTTTTATCTTCGCTTATTAAGCGTTCGCTTTAGCATACTTGTTATACTCGTCAATGCTTCCGTACATCCTTACGACGGCATCTCTTTCTTCCGCTGTAAGTGAATCTGAAGGATTGGCAGCAGTATCAGGCTGCAGAGCGCCCGCGCCGCGTGAGATTCCAGGATTCGAGAAGAGCATATCCTTACGCGCGTTCTCTGCCCTGTTGTCTCTCGCCCGGCTGATAAGTTCGTCGGAGTAAACGGCAGCAAAAGCCTTGTTGAGGTCACTCAGCACGCCTTCCTTAGTCCGTTCCGATGCGGTCTTGATTCTGTCATAGACAAACATCAGTTCCTTCACCTTTTCCGGATTCGATGCGAGTCCAGGCTTGTCGGCCATAAACTCTTGGAATGCGAACCTACGAATCTCTTCCTTCTCCTTTTCCATCTCGGAATGGAGAGGATTCACCATCTCGCTGATATGCTTGTTCCACGCCTTTGAGGACGGGTCAGACATATCAATAGAAGGGATTTCTTCATCTTCAGGAGCGGTTCTCTTCGTTTCGCGGATTCTTTTCAGTTCCGCATTAGCCTCTGAGATAGCCCGTGAAAGATTTTCTAGCTGCTGCTGTTTCTTCGCTAGCTCATCATCGCCTGTGTTTGGTTTATCCGGTGACGCCGGTTCGGGAGTTGTCATCTCCTCTCGCGTTTTATCCTCTTGGAGGATTTTGTCCAGCTCGTCCATACGTTTACGATACATGACCCGGTACCGGCGGGAATTATGGATAAACTAAAAGCCCCGATATTCGGAGCTTCACGACTAGGAACGGAAAGAGCTGTTCAGGAACTTTCCGCGCCCATGCATGAGACGCCGAATCGCTTGAACAGCTTTTACTTATTTTCAATATTCTATTCTTCTACCTCAAACTCACTATCTTCTACGTATGGAAATTTATTACCTGCTTTCCTCCAATCGTCAGGATGAGCCTTCAATAATCTTTTCTCCCAAACCATGTGCTTACAAGCCTGCAAGCCACCATAATACATTTCACCATCTATCTCTATACCGTATTTATCACCTTGAATTTTTTTTATTTTGTACATAATTCGATTGAATTGACTTATAAACAGGAACCTCAACCTTCTTGCCTTTCTTATTATTTTCCGGTACCAAACCGAATACTTCTGCATGTGTCTTGTTATAAATCTTCTCGAACCTCTTTGATTTCACGTTCGGTTTATTCATATATATTCTATATCACTTTTTAGATTCTGTCAAGCGTTTTTCCATTTTCTTTATCTTGTCATAATCGTAGAAACAAGCCATCGATTGTGATAATATCTTCTCCGCCTGTCTGATTGAGCCTCGGTATTCTGAAAGCTCCTGCATGTTCTCAGATTTCATTGCCGATATCACGATAAGACTGTTTATCATGTTTTCGAGATATGACCTGAATCCAGGCATAGCATAACATTTCGCGAGAGCGTCCTTCATCTCCGTTGTAAGAGCTGCTGGCTTTCTGAATGTTATCTTGATTTCTTCGCTCATAACATCTGGTCAAGTCCTAATTGTTTGCCAGGGGCCATAGCTGAAGCGGGTTGTGGCATGTTTCCTTCCTGCATCTGTTGCATAGGATTCATAGGCTGCTGTTGACCTTGCTTTTGCTCGAACATGTCAGGGTCAACGTCATATGACTCCTCTACCCACTTAATGAGAGCAGTAACGTCACACGGTGCAAATTGTGCAAGCTGCAACCTCCACGTTGCGAACTCCATTCTCTCTGCCCTGTCCATTAACTCGTTTTTCTTATACGAAGAGTTCTTGACAACAATGATTTTCGTGTCGTAATCATAGAAAGAATCAACGTTGAGTGCAAGGTGCTCTGACTTGCTATTCGTCAGCTCTCCCTTCTCTTCTTCGACTGCCATCTCATCGGCTATCTTCTGCTTCCCACCTGCCGAAAGCATGTCGTTGTTCACGAGTCGAAGCTTCTTTGTCCCGGTAGTACCATCAGACAGTTTCACGTTCGGAATGGTTATGTCGCGATATATGAAGTCTTCTATCTCTTTTCCACTCTTTCCTGTTACCTTTTCAATCTTCGGGATTGAGTAGTATTGAATGATGCTATTGAGTCGAAGTTCAGTTCGGTCGCGCTCGAAATCCTCAAGATAGTTCATCGTGAATCCAAGTTTCCCTTCCGCTTCCTGCTGCTTGAGCATAGCCTGGCGCATGGAAACCTTTCCTCCCTTTTGCGTGCTTGCTCCTGCACCTCCTTCATAACCTGAATTTTCCTTTACGAATCCTATTGCCGCTTGAAGCATCGTCTGCTCTCCTGCGTTCACACCTGGAAGAGTCTCGAACCTCCAATTATTCACGTCTCCGACCTTTCTAATCTTATTCGGTTCAAGAACGGTGTCCTCTACGAGGTCGTCGAGATCGGAAGAAAGTCCGAACGGCATCAGCGATCCGTACGTCTTATCAATCATCATGTTCCACAGCGTATTCACGAGATCCTGGTCTCCCATTATCTTCTGCGGTAGAGCCATTCCCCAGAAGAAATCGTTTCCGAACGGCTCGTGTATTCCCTTAGCGAAAGGATAGTTACCATCCTTACGCGGGATAACTCCAGAATACAGTATAATTCCGTTCACTTGGATAATGTGCTTGTTCTTCCTCTTGTTGTAATACCTTATGACCTCCACCTGACTTGACGTAAGCTCTGTCTGCAACTGATTGCGATAGAACGTAGTCGGCTCTGTGTTTATCGTGTGATTTCCCGGTTTGACGTACTTCCAATTTTCATAGCCTTCAAACTCTCCGCATGCCTCATCATATTGCTGGATTTTCTTCCAAATTATGAACGGCTGTTTCTGTATTTCTGGCTGGTATGGGTTACCGATGTAAAAATCTTCGATGAATACGTTCTCCTGATAGCAGTTGTCGAACATTACCCTGGTTTCCTTCTTCGTCTTGACTTCTCCTGTTTCATGGTCAACGTCTTCAGGAATCTCTGTTTCCTGCTCGTATTTCATGTACCCTTCGTATTTGATAACCGTTCCCTTTGTAGCTGCTTCAAGTACGCTTCCGACGAATTTTGACTGCGCGTTCTCTTCAAGGTTCGAATAGTCTATGAGGTCATTGAATGCGTTTCCCATCTCGACGCTGTTCGTTCCGGTCTTCTTATTCACAGCTATTACCTTTATATCAGGCAACTGTGCTGCCGCTTTAGAAACGAACGAAATAACAAGATTCCTGGTAAAGTTCAGGAATATGTTCGATCTATCAGCAGTAAGAGTCGGTGCGATAGGTAGATATCCGTTCCATCTCTTTGTCCAATCATCTATGCAATCGTAAAGAGTCCTGCCGTTGAATTGGTTATATGACTTGTTTATGATGTTACGACCAATAACAAGGTTCTTACCAACCTCGTCAAGGTCTTTCTGTTCTTCATGAGTAGGAACCCAAGTTCCGTATTCTTTTTCTGATTCCTCAGCGTTCTTTTTTGTCTGTTCTGGCATATTATCTCCTTAAATATCTGCTTCCTGTGAAGTATTGTTTTTCTTTCTGTTTGCTGTAATAGTCGAACTTCTTCAGGTCTTCCTCGTCTTGGTATCTCTTTACAGTGACCATTCTTTCAGGAATGTCCCAAACAGCCAACGCGAGTGACATGATACAATCATCATGCAAGCCTTCAGGTACGGCTATTCTTACCTTTCCCCTATCGCTTATCTCGTATCGTAAACTTTTCAACTCGTCAATAAGTATCTGGTCGTTTGGAATCTTTATCTTTCCTTGCTCTATGAGAAGTTGCAGGTTTACCAATAAATCCCTTCTGCTCTGTTCCGTGAAATGGTACGGGTAAATGTTCTTTATTTTCAGCTTCAAATCATCGTATACCGGCTCTCCGACTCCGGTTGAGTCCATTATTACCTTCCCCTTTGCGAATTTGTGCCATGAAAGCTCTATGCGCGATTTCTGAAGATTATAGTCAATCTGGTTGAATCTGTCAGGTGTTCCTACTCTGAATGTCGTGAGGTCAAAAGGAGTGATGACAGTATAATCGTTATATTTCGCCAAGTCGACTCCTAGCTGATATCTCCTGTTCAAATCAGGAACGAATGGTTCGTTGTATACTATCAAATCGAGGTTCTTGATGAACTGTCCGGCACCTTCGATGAACTTACAGAGATACTCCTGTTCAAAGAGGTCCTTCGGCATCTGTTTGCGCTCGTTCTCTATCTCTTCTTGCGATATTGCGTTGGTGTCATTTACCGTTAGAATCTGCCAGAACCATCCGCTCTCCTTCGCCTGTTGAAGAATCTTGAATCCGTGGTTCATCCCGCGAGGGGTATACACGAACAATGCCCACCCTCCGTTTTCCGCCAATATTGGGCGTATGAAGTCCCATACATTCGACTTCATCAGTGAGTATTCCGTGAAGACGCATCCGATAGGGTTAGTACCAACGATAGAGTCGATATTATCAGTCCCTATTATCTGGATTATTGAACCGTTTTTCAATTCTATCTTTAGCTCTGTCTCGTTCTTCTTCACGATAAGGCTTTCCGGTATATGGTCAATGAACTTGAATCCGTCTTTATCCCTTCCGTCCCATATTATCCTTTTTCCCTGCGCGAACGTAGGAGCGAAATAATAATATGTACCAACTCTCTCGAATGCTTTCTTGATAACGATATTCCACGCCGTCTTGTCCTTTCCTGAACGACGCGCCCAAACAAGAACCAATCTCTTCACTCCGTTATCTATCGCTTTCAATACTGGAATCTGATATGGTCTCGGATTGAATCGGTAGGGAATCGTTACTTCCATAGTTGACTACGCTGATTGATATTGGCTTTCCTCCGCTTGTTAAATCAGTTTCTCGCTTGTCAGCATATCCAAGATTGTTCTTCGCACTGAATATCCAAACGGTAGGGTTTATCTTTCCTTTCATCGCCATCTGTTCTTGCTTAGATATCACTCTATCCTTTGCACTTTTTATTGTGTCAAAGTATTCTTCCTTCTCTTCATAGTTACACAACGTTTCTCTTGATGTGTCAAGATATACAGCGAGTCCAGCTATTGTTGGTATTTCTTCTTTCTGTTCGCAAGATACAAAGAAAGACTCGATATCGTCTTCGAGCTTCTTCTTATCCTCAAACTTTAGAGGTCTTCCCGCTGGCATTATTTTTTTTCTTATTTTCCTCTGCTTTCAGCTTGCGAAGTCTCTTCTTCTCTTCCTTCTTTGTTCGCTCTTCAATCTCTATGGCGTCTTTCTGGTCTACTATCTTGATTTGGAATCCCATTCCTGGAAACATCGGAGGGATTACTATGATTTCTACCTCGTTCTTCTTCAGGGTTCTCTGTATTGCTTTGTATGCCGATTGAACCCTTTTGTTAACCTCTTCTGTGTTTATCTCCTCTTCTGACAGTTTCTTTTTTGCCATAGATTTTGATTATTTGGTTCTTCAGGCGGCATCGATATGGTCATACGACCGGCCACCTTGGACTCGATAAATCGATTTCCACCTGAAAAAACAAAAAGTACTATACAATAAGTATATAGTACTTTTATATATTTGTCAACCGTTTATGAGAAAAAGTCAAGTATTACACCGAATCTCCTCTCTACTTTTATAAACTCTTCCCATCTGTCTACCTTATGAGAAGAAATATATTTCTTCATTTTTTCTAGTCTTGTCATAGCGATTATATTTCATGTCCGGAATCCGTCCGGATGCGGTATGTCTCGATAATTCCGTAGCGGTCCAGGACGCAATGCCTGCGGTTACTTCCTTATCTCGATATATCAAGTATACTCCTACGCCGAGGCGTTGTCAAGTGATTTCTAGTTTATGGCTTTATAAAGCAATAATCTATCATAATTCATTTATAGTTTTGTCATATTCATCCCAATCAACTCCAAGCTCTCTCGCGACAATCTTCTCAATTTTTGTGGCGAATATGTGTTCTTTACGGTACGGAGCTCTTTTGTCATTTCCTGGCTCTTCGTATGTCCACTTACCATCAATCCTCTCTTTCTCAAACGTTAGGTCAAAATTCGTTATATCTTTCTCTTTTATTCCTCTTTTAAGCGTTAAATACCATTCGACAAGCTCGTGAATAAATATCAAAAACTCGTAGTCTCTTATTGTCCTTGATATAAAGAACTTTTGAGCCTTTCCGTATCCTGGAAGGTTTTCGTATAGATAGTCTCCGCACGTTTCATATCTTTGGTTTTTGTGTGTAATCGAATTGCAGAATATACTCGGTAGGTGTTTCATATCATTGTTATAGCCTCAATAATCATCTCCTTTGTCTCCTTCATATTTCTTTCGTCGAAGTCCACTCCAAATCCAATCGCGATATTCCGTAGGTTCTCTATTCCTTCTGGAGTGGTAGTAGCCTTCATGATTTTCTTCCTGTTTTCGTCGTCGTCAAAGAGGTACAGACAGTGCTCGTCACCAGCGGATTTACTCATCTTTCTCGTAGGGTCCTTTATTGACATGATTCTCGGTGTCTCCGTGAGAATCGTTTCAGCTACCTTGCTGATTCCAAGACGCTTACAGGTCCTCCGATAGAACTCCATGTGCTGCAACTGGTCTTCTCCAACGATTACTGCGTCTGCTTCTGATAGGATTATATCTGCGGCCATGAGGCACGGATAGGTGAACAGTCCCACGTTCCCCTCACCTTTGTCCTTGAACTGCGTCATCCGCTTCAGGTCGGACATCGGTGTCTTGCATTGGATTTCCCAGGCTTTAATGATAGAGCTATCCCACTGTATAACCGGTTTCCCACCGAGTTTTTCTATCGTTTCTACCATTTCTGAATACGAAATCCATTTGCCACTAGTCATTGAGTGCCAACACGCTATCAAAATATCCGCCTCTTTCTCGATCGCATACCGAAGCCCTCCGAGGTAATTCCCGATATGGATTCGACCGGTCGGTTGGATTCCGTATAGGAGTTTCATATAATTTTCTATAATTATCGTTGATTAAAGGCTCCTAGGCGTACTTATCTATCCCATTTAATACAATGTCCCCTCTCAATTCCGACAGGTCTTCCTCCTGATTTTTCAATGGCGGCCTTTTCGTCGCTCCCCAGATAATAGACGCTTCCCCAGTCATTCACGTAGTATTCGTCAGCACGTTCTACGCACGCCGGTGTTGGAAAGCGTAATATAACAATTGCACCTCCGACAAAAAATAATAATGTTACAATAATCATTGACGCGCCAATTATAAATTCTTTCATACCGTTTTTCATAAATTATCGGGGCTATTTATCATGCGCTTACCTCTTTTTTTGTGTTACCGGCAAAGTTCTGCGGAGGCGTTCGGCGCGTGCTTTTTTTGGGTGTTTCGCATCACCAGTTGCCCATCTCCGCAGATTTTTACCGATAACTAAAGAACTGTGGAAGCGGTAGGAATCGAACCTACCCGGCTATTGCGCCTGATTTACAGTCAGGCCCGCGTCCATAACGGTCTACGCTTCCTATCAAAGAGAGAATGGTGGAGACGAGGATTTGTTTCGGTATTACCCTATGGTCACCTCGCTGGACTTTTGTGGTTCAACCCTGACTTGAAGTCATAGCCACCGTTATGACGGGACCCAACGGACTATCAACCGATGTAATTATCAGAGCCACGCGGTATTCCGTGACCCCTAGCGTCCCACCTATGCGCCACTCCACCACTCTCTCTTCGATTTGTTACTCTAATCAACAATAGTTACTTTTACTTTGACAATTTTATTATTAGACGTCTTTACTTCTCTTGCGTGATTTCTCGAATCGTAAATTAACAAGTGTCCATCTATCCAATCAATCCCAGAAATATTTTTTACGATATCACCAGAATCTTTCCATACAATCGCCCACATGATTGTTTCTTTCTTTTTCATAACTTTTTATCACTTTCAATTATCAATCCGATCAATTTCTCATTCTCTTCCTCATTTCGCTTCTCTAGCATTCTCTTCGCTGCCTTGGTGGCGTAGATTATCGCTTCGAGGATGTTTTTCCATCCGTCCATGTATTCGACTCCGCGCTCGGCAAAGACGAAATTCTTTTTTCTTCCGTAACTGTCTATGACGCTTATTTTCTTATGACGATAGTCGATCCGTACGGAAACCTTTATTCCGTTGTGTTCAAACTGGAGTTCTTCGAGGAGTGTTTTCATACTATTTTTCTGATAATTTTTTTAAACTTTTGGTTATTTCATATAGCATGTCAAAAAGAGCTGCTGGCCAAAGAACTGCTGCATTTAATTTAGTCCAAAATCCTAGTTTTTCTTTTTCTTCTTCTTCTTTTACGGAGAGGAAGTAAAACATGCAACCAGCGAATATTGAATATATCATATCTATTTCTTTAGTTACTCAGAATCTTCCTCTGTTATGATTGTAACATTATTATCAGATTCAATGACATCTACAACAATCACATTTAATGGATGTTCTTTTCCTTTATAGTTTTCTATAGAGGTTGATCCGTAGTTTGCTACATATACAGCGACGTTTTTGTGCATTGTATAATCTCCTCCCTTGTATCCGACCATGTCCTTACCAGCGATCTCGTTAAGCATGTCAATGAAATCGTAAGCGGAAGGTAATTCTGGAAGTTTGTACTCAACTTCTTTATAAGACCGTCCGTAATCTCCATCATGGACAACATCTCCGTTATAAAATGCAGATCCCCCACCAGTTTCAGAGTATTCAAGTCCCAACTCGCAATAATAACCACGATAGGATGATGCGCCCGATGGTCTCATCCCAAAGTCGAATACGATAGGCTTATTCTTGTCTTTCACTACGTCAAGTTTTAGTTTTAGTTCACCAAGAAGCAACTGATTGCTTCTAGAGAGTTTTTCTTCCCTCATTTGTGAACTTAACGCGTCATAGATTTTTTGAATGTTCATATTATTTCTTTAACTTGATAAACGGAAGATTATCAAGAACGGCTTTCCTCGCTTCAACCATCTCTTCCTCAGAACATAGACCGAGCCAATACAGGATGTCCTCATTCGTCACCACCCTGCTTTCCGGCTTCTCGTTCAGCCATTGACGGAGCTGGCCTACTCGTCCAGAGATTATCTTTTCAGTGTCAGACCGTCCGAGTGCGTAGTATTCCTTCTCTGTTGCAGTAACTATGCTCTTCTGAAATTCTATCAGCATACTCCTTACCAAAGATTTCGTTTTCGGGATTACGGTCGTGACGTCTCTTACCATCTCATCAATCATGATTTCGGATGTTTTCATATTCACAGTTATTGAGATGAGTCGTTAGTTGGTAAAAATTTCTTATCTAAAATATAAAGAAATCTAAATTGAGAAAATCCTCCTTTAATATGTTTTATGTTTGGATACTCTTTTTCTAAAAATGATTTCGCCCTCGTTTTATGTCTATGATACATAGATACAGGATGTATCCGCTCTCCATTTTCTAAGATATAGAAATCAACTGGGACTGGTTTTAACCTTATCGCATTTGTCGCTTTATAAATAGTTCCATTATTACCAACACTTTCATCCGCATAAGTAATGACAAACTTTAAAAGACTTAAATCTGTTTTTTGTTGTTTTGTGTGAATAATGGTATTTTCTTATAACTTCATCAGCTTTGTTATTTGGACATTCTTTTATTGTTATATTCCCATTGGTCATACCTATCGGGGTCTTTCCCAATAAACCCTGTTCGTAAATCATAGTTCTCATATATTCATTCCAACAGTTATCGAAATGTGGAGTCGGTAACGCGACGAATAGGTCATTTTTTTCAATAAAAGTATTCCTTAACGATATTCCAGATGAGATACAGCTTCGAATGCTCGATCTCTATCTCGTCGGGAGTGAACAGATTTACCTCTCCGCCACGTCTCATTGCCCAGAGTCCAAACTCATCACCTAGGTATTTCACACGCTTCCCGTCCCATTTATGTCCTGGTCTTGATATTCGGAATGTCATATATTTATTATTCCACTGGTTTCAATTCCTTCACACGATCAGATACTTCCGACTTCTTATATTTCTTCCCGTCGATTTCGATTGTTTCTTCTTTTGTATTCTTTACTGTGTATCCGTTGTCTCGGAGGTATTTAGCGGTAAAAAAGAAAGTTCCAATCTCACAGTTAGTATCGGTAGACAAAAGATAAACAGATCCACACACACCTAGAACAATAAACTCTCCTCCATCATCATTCCACACCGAATCCACTACTTCAAGATTGTCGAGTGTCTTTTCCATAAGTTTGAGGTTGGTTACGGAGAAGGCAGCATTTTCTACTGTTTTTTCTTTGTATGGAGGCCACGTCATCAAAGAAAACTTATATCCGAACAGTTCGTCTGCTGAAAGTCCCATGAATTCATTCTGACAGATAAATCCGGTTCCATCACTATTAATCGACACCCTCCCGTCGCATATCTTACTTCCGTGAAAGTCGCAGGTTACCCTGTCGCCGTGTTTGAATTGGTAGGACATATCAGTAAACTCTATAAAATTGAGTTATCGTTACTCCATTCAACCCAAAACGCGCCGCCTGTTGAACTAGCTCTTTGTACATCCTATTCCATACCGCTATAGTTGTTTCTCCTTGATGAGACGTTATAATGTTGCCTTGTACTGCTGATTTTATAACACCAGAAAAAAATTCGGCATAGTAAAAATAATACTTTATTTCTTCGTTTTTCATATATTTATCCAATAATTTCAAATCCTTCCAAGTCGCTCCATCTCTTAGGGTTGCAATTATCCTTGTCTCCTACTTGATTTTGAAATACAATCACTATCTTGTATCCTAAACCATCACTACTAGAATACGACGGCCGATTAATTTCATAATCGGTGTATTCTCCATCTCCTATAATAATAATCAGGTCCTGATCATTATATTTGTCGTGGCACTTGATTTTCATATGTTTCACTTTTTACTCGTAATAGGCATTATCAATCCGAGCGCGTTCTGTCCGTTTCCTCCTCCTCGGAATACTATCGGGATATTTTCGTATGGATGAATTTCCATATCTACCTCTCCTCTTCCCATTTTTTCCATAACCTGCATCAACTGCCTGAGATATTTTGCGTTCAACTTTATTGTCTTAATCGCGTATTTGCTTCTCGGTATCACTCGCTGCACGTTAGGATATTCTCCGGATATTTTCTGTATAGGAAACCAAAAGTCTTTGTCTCTTATCTCTATTTTTCCATCTTGTTCTACAACAATTTTCTCTTGCGTTTCTTTATCAAAAGTTACTCCTTTAAGTCTTTTTGGATTCGCGATAAAGGGATCGAAAGTTTCCTTCTCACCTACCGTATCAACAATAATAGCCTTGAAAGAATCCGTGGCGATCGTGTGTTCCGGCGTAAAGTACACGCCTGTAAGTTCTTTTCGACCATCATTTTTTGCCGATAATTTCACGATTTCGATATTGTGCTTGTTTATCATAGTTTTCACTTAATCCCAAGAAACCGTTCGATTGCATCCGCGTCTGATCTGTCTGGCCCGAGATCGAGTCCCATGCTTCGTCCGTAGGTTTCAACTTTTCCATCAATAATTCTGAAGAATCATGCGCTCATATGATTTACTGTTCCAAGCCTGTTTATATCCGCAAGCATGTTATGGCTCGGAAAGTCATAATCTCCACCACCGATTGCGATTGTCCCGATGTCATCACCGACGTGCCATCTCACGTAGCGAATTTTCATACTTACGTAGCGAATTGTCATATTACTTACTAAGATTTTAACTTCCAGTTTTTATTAAATGCTTCCTCTGATTCGTATGGACAAGACCACTTACCTGCTGGTGTCCGAATCCACGCATATACCTTTCCGCCAAAAACAACGTGCTTTCTTACGTTGTATTCGTTATTTTTCTTTATAAGGAACTTGCTCGTAAGCTGGTCTTTTTCGTTTCCGATGAATATGTATATCATAATATTATGTTATTTGTGATATTCAATACAGATTTTAATAGTTTTTATAGATTTTTACATCTTGTTATACTTACCAAGATATTCACATTTATCCTTTCCTCCAGTGTTATACACACAGAGTGCTTCCTCGACTGTCAGATCCTTCAACTTGTCATTAAACCACTCTTTGACCAGTGCGGTTACCTCTTCGTGGCTCGCATAGCACGGTTTCTTCCCGTTGTACCAGCCGTATCCGTACCCGTTGTAGAGTCCTTTCGCTCGACAGGAGTCGTTCTTACCGCTTGAGGATTCCAATTGGTACACATTCTTTACGATCTCGTCGATGTCAGTTCCCTCTTCCTTCGGCTGCTCCTTCACTTCCTGGGCGTGTACCTCGTTTACGACGATTATCTTCTCCGAACTCATGAGGTCTAAATAAACCTTTGGAGCCTGGATGTAGATATACGTCATCGTTGAACCGAGTGTAGCGCCTACGATGAGCAGGAACGCCTTATAGGTTACCGGGACCATACGGAGACGCAACTTATAATGGAACACTTTTTCCTGGACCTTCTCGACGACCGCCTTCATTCCGCTGTACTTATACACGAACCGTCCTACCGCCTGTATTGCATTTTTCATACTGCTTCGTTCCGTCACCCGGTCGGAAGCGTTATTAATTGCTTACAGGTCCATTATAGCATACGCCTTGGCCTTCTGTCAATAGTCTGTTTCTTGGCTTGTCTTAGCGTATCTTTTCTGAATGAGTTTCTTCATTTTTTCGCTTCTCTCCTCCTTTGGAACTTCCTTCCATTTCCGTCTGTTACGCTCCGAAACTACCGCGCTTCCGAGGTCTTTCAGTTCTTCATCGGTAAGCCTCTTGAGGTTCTTCATATTCGTTACTTGGGAACGGCACATAGACTCCGGTCCTTGCCCCTATCTCCCTGTTGATTACGTCGTAAATCTTGTCTATCTCCGTGCTTATCAGTTCTGTCGTGCTTTCTTTTCCGATAAGGTGTTTTTGGGTCGGTCTCCACAAATACTCCTTAACGCTGTACTCCGTCCATGGAATATCAATCTTTATCGTGTGTTTCATGTCGTACCCGGCGTCGTTTAGCGTCTGTGCCAAAAGTCCGAAGTAAGCGTGGATTGCCTTGTTCTGCTTCGATGTCCTCAGTTTGTCAGCCTTTGAGCAGGCCAGAACCTCGCATCCAGCTATCTTCAAGAGACCTATTAAAGTCTCCTGGTTCGCTTCCGACTGTATCGTCACTTTGTATTCCATAGGATTCATGCAAATCAACAGCGTCTTTTCCGCGAATATCAACGAGTAGCGTCCTTTGATTCTCGAACTTCTCCTTGTACTCATTCACCTCGCCTTCAAGTCTTGATATTCGTTCGTTCTGCCCGTGATACGCCTTCCTTGCACCTCTAATTGATGCCTCTAGCGCGATGATTCGTTCTTCGAGTGACATACTAGAATTGTATATCATCAATCATCTTGTTCACGCTCGCGTCATCAACGCCTCCGGAGAACGACATGTTGTCTCCCTGATGCTGTGTCATGAACTCCTGCTTCCTTGATTCCCTGTCGTTGAAGACTTGGAGATTTTCGGCGACGATTTCGTTTATGACGATTTCAGCTCCTTCATTGTTCATAAACTTGCGATTTTGTATTCTTCCATCGATGAAAACGATATCTCCTTTCTTTCCGTACTGTGAGGCATACTCAGCCCCGCGGCCCCATGCCACAACCTTGTGGAACGTAGCCTCCTCTTTCCTGTTTCCTTCCTTGTCTTTCCATCGAAAGTTAGTCGCTACCGAAAAATTTGAAACGCTTTGTCCTGTCGCAGTCTTTCTTAGTTCGATGTCTGTCGTGAGTCTTCCGATGATTGTAGCGCGGTTGAAGTTCATACTAGTTTGAAATTACCTCTCCTGTGTTTGCGTCGATTACCGGGATATTATCCAATTCGTCACTTATCCTTCTAACCCTGTCATCAGGCTGCTGCGATGTTTTCGTCTGTGGTGTCATCCAGCATTTTGCGGAACAGTACGCCGTCCCTTTCTGGCTGAGTTTCATTGAAGAGCCGCACTTACTGCACTTCCCGAGGCCAGATTGCACCTTTTCAGTCTGCTTTGCCTTGTTGATCTCATCTGCCGAGGCTATCGACTCTATCACTCCGATTCCCATGAACCCGAGAGCTCGCCCTATCGCTGACGTTTCTGCGTTCTCTAGCGCGGAAGTCTTATTGACCATTCCGACTCCCCATACTGCCTGGGAGTACGCGTTAAACACCCTTGTAGGCTTTTCTACGTCTGGGATAACCGTAGCCTTAAACGTAACGCGTTCGTCTTGCTCGACATATTCAGTAGTGATTGAACCGTTCGGATAGTTCTCGTTGAAATAGATGATTCTGTCAGAAACGAGGACATACGACTTACCACTGATATTGACTGCCTTGTCTTTAAGCGACTTTTCCATATCTCATTCCTTTCTTAGTGATTTCAAAACTCATCATTCCGTCAATCAGTCCTGTCCTTTTCAGCAATCCGAGATTCACGAGTTCGGAGCATCGGTTGCTATATTGTGTCGGGAACCTCCTGATACGCTTCACTTCCATTGCCGGGATGAAGTCGTAGTCGTTGATATATGCGTACTTCGCACGTTCTAGGATGATTTCTTGCTTGGTCATATTAGTTTTCGTTAGCACACTGCTCACGCTCCTTGAAGCACTCGTCGCATTCGTCCTCGAAGTGAGTGTGGAAGAAGTGATCCTCCCTCTCTCGCTTCATCACTTCACGTTCTGCCTTTACTTCCATCGCCGTCCTACGGAACGATTCATCGACGAGTCCGCGCCGGAACTCCGCAACACTGTCCGCGAGAACAACGAAGTTCATACCGCTTGTAATTATCTTGTACATATTTAATTCAAGTCAAGAAGAAACATAGTTAGAGAATACATCAACGCGAAAAGTATGATTGATATCGCTGTATCTTTTTCAGAACAATAAATAAGCAACGCAGAGAGAGAGCCAGACAACAGGGCTATGTCTATCTTTTTACATTTATCCATAGTTAGTAATAGTTTTTTACATGCCGACCACCTGCGGGATATATCCTTGTGGCAGTCTGTGTAGAGGTGAGCAGTCGAGGTGCTATTTTTTGTGTGGCCTCCGGTTCACTTCTACAACAAGTATACTCCTACGCCGAGGCGTTGTCAAGTGTTTTCGAGTTTATGGCTTTATCAAGCATTTTTATAAGTCTTGCCATCGTCTCCATTTCCATAGCAAAGAACTCATCAATTACATAAGTGCTCTCCCCTTTCTTCGCATTTTCTATTATATCAGAGCAGTAACTTATCATCTGTGCCACCTCTGGTTCGTTCATATTACCTCTCAATTTTTTTGCATTCTGCATATAAAGCATTCCAAGCTTTATGCCTCTGGTAGCTAGTTCGACAGGGAACAGCGTCGCTTCCATCTCCATACCCCAGCCATACTCGACTTGTGCCTTTTTTAGGCCGTTTTTATCGGTGTATTTATTCATATGCTTAAATGTTTATACTGTTCTTCAATATCTTTTTTTTTCTTCTCTTCAATCTCTTTCACTCCTGGAATCAGCTCGCCCATTGGTATATCTGCGCACTTTTCACAGAGAATAAAATTACCATATGGAAGCCTATATTCTTTTCCTTCTTTTCCACAAAATTCGCAATTCATATGTTCAATAGTGCATACATATCCTCTGCATTTCCGGTCGTCTCGTTGTTGTCGATGTATCTTTTGAGTCCGATGAGCATTTGTTCTCTTCCTTTGCCGGTAGCCTTCGACGGTTTCCATGGTTCGAGACTAGAAAAGTCCTTGTATTGCTGCGTTGCCTTCTGCGGATACTGTTCCCTGTACGCCGACGGAGAGAGGAGTTTCGAAACCATCGTCATGTTGTACGAGCATCCGTTGATTAGGAATGCTATATTCTTTCCGTGGGACGGGAGGAGTTGTTCGTATTGACGCCTGGTTATCTGTTCAAGAGATCCGTCCTTGAATATGATGAAGTGGTCTTTACTTATTGCCGGGAGTTTTTCCTGCATAATCATATAAACATAAATTCATTTTCTTTATACAATCTCTCGATATCTTTTGTCTGTGCAAGAAGTTTTCCTTCTTTGGAATAAAGATACAGCACTCGTGTATATGGGTCTTCTGTTGTTCCGTCTCCTTCGTTTACCTCTACGGCTAATACTTCTATTATCTTCGCTCCTCTGCAATTTGCGTATTTCACGTTTCCCATATGGTTATTTATTGATTAAACATTATTTATCCTTTTCTCTGCTATTTCGTAGTATTCGCTTGATAGTTCGATTCCTATGAAATTACGATCCAATTTTTTGCAGGCTACCCCAGTCGTTCCACTTCCCATGAAAGGATCTAAGACTGTATCGCCTTCCTTGCTTACTAATCGGATAAGCCAAGACATGACAGATATAGGTTTGACACAGGGATGATGGTTAGATCTTGGCTTTCCTAATGGATTTTCTCTACCTTCTGCTGGTTTACTTCTCGCACTTGCTGGTGGTTCTCCTAAAGGCAACCCCTCGCACCCCTCATTCCTCTCTCTCTTACTTGCCTTTGGGAATTGGAGTAGCCCGTGCTTTTCGCCCCATACATCCTGATTAAATGTGTCAACCTTACCGCCCCATTGCTCAGCCATTGCGTCTGCTATGCCCTGAAACGTTTTACTTCTTTCTCCACCTTTACCCCATTTTTCAGCGTACCATTTTGGCATTCTTTTTCCACTCGCATAGGTTATAAATTCTCCTTTGTCTACGATTTTTGTATGAACAAGACTTGGCAACCCCTTTAACCATAAACAAGTTTTTTTAGAAAAACTATCGCCGAATTGATATGGTTGTATTGTCTGGTCTGGCTTTCTTATTTTTGTGCTTATAACTCCAACGGGGTTTTCTAATGCAATTTTCGGAATTGGAGCATCAAGTAATTTTTGGACAAAATCTAATGCCCTTTGCTGTCTACCATCTTTTATCTTTTCCTTAAACCAAGCCGCACCACTTACTGCTAAATCTGTGCAGGGTGGATGTGCAATCATTAAATCCCAACCTTTATCTAACTGCTCTAAAACATCACCTTGTATATGCCATTCTGGGTGTCCACCACTGCAAGGTAAAATATCGCAAGAATACGCCTCGTGCCCCAACTTTCTAAATGCTTTACAAACTGCTTGGCTTTCCTCACAAGCAATCAACACTTTCATTCTCTTACTAGCTTTAGGGAACTGCAACATCCCTTGCTTCTCCCCCCAGACATCTATATCAAAGTATCTAGATTTTGAGCCTGAGTCGGCTTTCCATATTGAATTATCTGTTCCACCGAAACCTGTTCCTAAAAAAGTTTCTGCATTTTTTGTCGCCTTATTACCTGCTCCACTCTTCGTCATCACCCCATCATTCAAAGCATCATCGGTGCAGATAATGTTGGCGGGGAAGCGGCCTTGTTGTGTGATAACTTCTTCTTTTGCCATTGACTTACTTGAACATTTGAAAGTTCCACCTGCTATATTCCCTGTGTTGCTTTTTAAGGTATTATTCCAATCGTCTTGTCCTTTGAAAGGTATCCTGCACCCATCAATATCAATCGCACCTGTTCCGTATTTCAATACATTCTCTACAATAGTCTTTTCTGATAAAGGTTTACGAGCCATTATGATTGGTTCGTGGGCTGGTTTAAGAGCTGTCCCAAAGCCGTTGTATTCATTTTGAGCTTTATATGCTCCGATAGTATTTGAACCTGCTGGTAAATCTCCGCCAGTATCTTTGTCTTTTTGCCCTGATTGTCCAGCTGTTACAAACGCCTTGCCACGATTTTTAGTTATTCCATTTATCTTGTCTATATCAAGCCCTATATTCCTACTTTTTGGAAATCCACTTGCATAAATCCATTCCAACATATCCCTTACTTCAAACCCTGCGTCTTCAATCGCTACTGCCATTCTGTGATAGGTTCTAGTTCCACCAAATGCTAATAAGTGCCCACCAGGCTTCAATACTCTCAAACACTCTTTCCAAAGTTCTACATTATAAGCGATACCTGTGCTATCCCACTTCTTACCCATGAAACCGAGTTCGTATGGCGGGTCACTCACAATCGCTTCTACGCTTTCATTTTCCAATTTCCCCATCTCCTCCAAGCAGTCTCCGTGTATGAGTTTAATCATATTTCGTCAAGATTTAACGATTTACTGTTGTTACTGGAGAAATAAACCCTAAAGTCGCCTATCTTTTGCCACATTTGTAGCGGCGTTACGGCCTTAGGACAGAACTTGTCGTTCATCTGCGCCTGCAATACTTGGTCAACCATCCGTAGCGTTTCTTCTCCTCCCCACTTTGAGAGCATTTCCTCGCAGGCTTTCCGTTGCGTCTTGTTCCCGTAGGTGAGCGATGGTGATAGTTCTTTGAATTTCTCGATTATCTTAGCGGTGTCCTGCGAAAACTTGTTTTTCGCTGTATCTATTCTCTTCTCTTCTATACTATTCTCCTCTACTCTATACTCCTCTCTCTTAGCATTTGCTAAGCATTCGCTAAGCACGTACACATTTTCCTTATTCAAAGCCAATAGTTCCTTCTCGTCAACGTATTCTGTCTTTTTAATCCTTCGAGAGTCAAGCCAGTTGTTTTTGTGCCAATCCGTGATCACTACAACGCCAGACTTGAAGAGTATCACAAAACTTTTAGCGTTCAGAACCTTCATGTCGTCCTCAGTTCCTCCGTGTATTCGTAAAACCTTTTTGTAACTTACGAATCCTTCATCGTCTGCTTCCATCCCGAGTAGGAAGTATAGAGCCTTTGCTGATACTGGTAAGTCCATGAATCTGTCAGTATCTATGACCGCCCTGTCGAACATCCTTTTTGCTGCCATACTTTATTTATTTATAAAACTAAATCCCGCCCCCTTGGTCGAGAACGGGACGGGATATAGTCTGCAATTATGGTCTCGACGCCGTAATTGCTAGTGTTCATTGTTGTTTCTATTATACTTCCAAAAACAAGAAAAGTCAAGAAATGCTTGTAAAAGAGAAAACGCGCCCTCGCTGCGCGTCTTCCCCTGGACAACCCTACTGTTGTTCCGTCAAACACAGTATACAACCTCGTTAAATCCGTGTTAAACGAAAAGACCCCGCAGCCTGTCAGCGTAAAGGGTCTATCGTTTCTGACTCCCGTAGCTATCCCTTGCGGGAACGCGGAGATGAACGCCACAGTTCGGTACGAGAGCACTTCCTAAAAGCGCTTTCCTGAACAAACGGAGTGTTTGCCCCCAATTACAGTATAACACACTAAAACAAATCATGTCAACCCTTGCGCCCTATATGTCCTGAACCAGATGTCCTGAACCAGTGCCAATCCTTTTCCGTCCAGTTCGACCGTCCCTTTTCAATAAGCTCGGAGAGTTCTGGACGGCATTCGTACTGTGGAATTGATGTTGTGAGTGTTTCTTCTCTCATGAAGTCCTTATAACACGACAAACAAAGCATTTTTTGAAGTTCTTGGTCTTTAGTTCCACATCCTGTGCAGCGTCCTTTCATATTATGGCTTGTTTTAGCGATTTCTTTTTTTATTGGTACGTCGGTGTCATATTTGTCACAAAACGTCTCCTGTGTGGCAAATTTTGCGTCTGGTGACGTTCTAGAGAGACTTTAGATACTCAATCTTTCTTTCCCAGAATGTAGAGTCCTTCGGAGTCGTGTCTTTTGCGCGTTCTTTGAGTGTATCGTAGAGTCCGGGATATCGCTCGTGGAAGAACTCGGCGGCGGCTAACGGATTCTCGTGCCATGAGTCGGACGACCACATATGACAACCGGCGCAGAGACAAAGTATGTTGTCCAAATCGGCAGACATGCCAGGATAGCGTCCTTCCGGGAGAATGTGACTCCCTTGCGTCTGATTAAGCGGTTCTCCTTTTCCGCACTTTACGCATCGGAATCCTGATTTTTCTCTTACGATCCGTTTTGCCATGGTTACAGCCCTCTTTCGTAGTCTGCTTTTCTTTTGCTGCTCGGTCAGTTTTTTCGGCATACTTCAAAATGAGGAGTCTGTTATATTCCGATATGGTCAGGATTTGTCTAGGCATTTCTTTCGTATTTCACTTACGAGATATTCCATGAGATAGGCCCTTGCTTCAAGTTCGTCTTTGAATCCGTGATCGGTTGAAAGAGTATCTACCATGTGCATACATTCATGTATCAGTGTCATGATAAAACCTATCGACCTATCAGGTTTGTATTTGAAAAGAAGTACTCTTGGTAGTACGAATGTCCCGTCGTCTCTTTTAGAAAGAAGTGTCCTGGCTGAAAAATTGTCTCCGTCATTTGAATCAACAGCGGCATCTATGAGTCGAAGATACTCGGTTTCTCCTTTATATTTCCTTCTAGCCCATTGCTTAATCTGCGCGTCTGAATAGCCATGGCATACTATGACAGTATGATGGAATATACCGAAATCCTGCTCGAATATGAATCTTTTACTCATGAGCCTCGTGTAGGTACTGCCCCCACTTCTGAAGTTTACAAAACTTCCACATCACTTACTATGCTTACGAGGCGGGGCCGTGGGATGAACCCACAAGCCTTATTCTGAGTACCCTGGTCTCCACCGTCATGTGCGTTTGCAACCACCATGATACACGGGTTCGCATCGTTGAGAGGCGTGTGTGGTATGTTGGCCGTGTAGGAATCGAACCTACTTACCCGAAGGCCGCAGATTTACAGTCTGCTGTCCACCCATTGAACATACGACCAGCCGCTGGCTATTTCAATTTCAGAAATCCGCGAACAAACAACAGTGCAATTCCTACACCAACAAAAACGAGTCCTCTTGCGATATCCGTGCTGATTGTCGGTACTCCGGTCGCGATTGAGAGTATGCCAATAGAGAGGAGCGATTCTTGTGTTACGTTCATATCTTTAGCATGAATAGTAAACTACTGGAAAATATGTAACGTTAGGCTGTGATTGCTGATGATAGTAATGCTTCTCGATGACTGTCTTAGGAGCTTTTTCAAGTTCTTCTATTCTCTTTTCGAGGGATTCGATTTTCGACTCAAGTTCTTTTGTTGTCATATCGCTTCCAGTCGAACTTCTTCGGGTCGAGAAAATTCGAGAAATTATAGATATTAAGCGAGTGCTTCGATATGTCGATATGCAGGTGCGCTCCGGTAGTCATGACCCCTGTATTTCCGGTATGAGCAACGAGAGCACCTTTCTTCACCTTTCCTCCGCGAGTGACGAAATCGTTGAGGTGCATGAAACGGATTACCACGTCTTGTCCGTCCGGCTTGAACAGGATTGTGTTCCCGCCCTGTACGCCTTTCGTCTGTGACACGATATACCCATCAAATGGAGCGAACAGAGGTGTTCCTTTCGATGCCACGTAGTCCGTACCGAGATGGTGTGCCGTGTACCATGCTCTCTGGCCGAAGACGTACCCGCCGATTTTCCTTACTTTAAGAGGGAACATATGTCAAAAGTGATAATGGTTACGATTCCTCCTAGAAAGACAAAAAATGGCTGAAGTAAGCGATAGTGGTTAATCTCCATTTCGTATAATTCACTAGCAATATCACTTCCAGAACTGAATCCAGTCTCATACCCTTTCGCATACGCTTTCTGTTCCGCGATCTCACACGTATGGAGACCGGGCTTGTTCTCACGCTTACAAACGCCATTCTTGCAGGCCATATTATTTTTCCCACTGGTTAATTCCCCACTCCCTCGGCTGTGACCACTCCGAGGCAGCTTTTACCGAGAAAAGAGCGACAAAAAGAGCGCCGACAATGATGCCGAGATACACAGTATAGAGAGCGTGCCGACGAAGGAAATCAATACCGCGGTCACGTCCTCGACGAATTGCAGCACAAAGGTCAGCATAGAATGTCATAGGGTGCGTTACGTATTATCACCACTATGGGCCTCCAGGTGCGCCTGTATTGAGACCCATAGCGCCACACTTCCGGATTCTCGCCGGATCAAATCTCATCCTACTCGCACGCCAGATTCGACGCCATTCGTAGTTTCCAAAACAGTCGGTGTGAACGATGCTCCGGATAGTCGAATGACTAGTACAGAAATTATAGCACACTTTCAAATATCACGCAAACATCGAGAGGATGCTTTTACGCTTCTTGTACGGAGGCTTCGGCTTCTGTGTCACCTTCTTTACGAGTGTTGCCGTTCCGACTGGTTTCGAGTCCGTCTTCTTCCGCAATACTGCCTTTTTCATACTTATTCCTTAATGGTGATTTCGTATCCGTCCAACTGATCCCGAACCTCGTCTTTTATGGTCCGGTTAAGACTTTGAAATTCGACGTACATATTGAACAGCGCTATGGCCGCGGCGACGATGAATACTGTCAACGACCCGAGTATGGTCTTCGTTGCCGCGCTCATTCCGTTTATGGTACCCTGCCAGACTTCGAGCCTGGTTACCCGTCCGTTCGTCTTCGTCGTCTGCACTTCGACTCGTGATATCTTTTCGTCGACGTTCTTCACCATTGTCCGTATCTCATTGATAAGCGGTGAAAGTGCCGTCGGAGGCATCTCCGCGTGCATTATTAGAGCCTTTTCAAGTGAATCGAACCTTCCTGCGACAAACTTATCAGACGTGTCTAGACGTGTCTTTATGTTACTGTTCAGTTCTTCTATCGTTTCGCACATGATGTTTGTTTTATACGCTTTTATACTTCCTCTGATCACGGACAATGAATTACGAAAACCAAATTAACTCTCTGAATAATTTTGTTCCTGTATTTTGTAAAATGTACAAGAATTTTAATCCGTCTTCCGTTTCTATTATCTCAATTCTATTGCCAATTGTTACCGTACCGTCCAAATCGGAAATCTGTCCACCACCAGTTACTTTGTTTGCAAGTACATTGTAGGCGAAAACTCTCGTGTTTGCGCCGGAAGCCGTTTTCGTGAAGTAAATAGTGTCATATCCGTCATAAGCGTAGTATGAACCTGTCGTCGGAGTTTCCGATTGTGGAGAGAAGAAATATCCGTATTTCCACCTGCCTGTAGGTATGTCGTAAATGTCGACGGTATTTGACGAACTACCTCTTGGAAAAAACATCCATCTTCCTTTAAGAAATGAATCAATCTTTTACGAAATAACCTTTTCTGCCATGTCTATGAGCGCCTTGAAAATTCCAGTGTCAACCTTGCTTTTTTCGATTTCTTTTATAATCGACTCCGTGTTCTTTCCGGATTGCTTTTTAAGAATATCCAAATCAAGCTCCTTCAATTCTTCAGGAGTAGCTATCTTCGCGAGAAGTTCCCTTAGTTTTCTTTTCTGTTCCTCGGTTATCATCGCTTTAGGATTTCTTTTATTTGCTTCTTGATCGTCGTAAGCGCGTCTTCATCCTTTTCCTCGTCAAGATATCCCCATTCGATAAGGTCGTTTCTGCTTGAGTGATAATTCGATTTCTTGAAGTCATTCCTCCAAAATCCGCTCGGTACTACTATCTTTTTCAGAAGATCCTCTGTCCTTTCGGCTGCTTCGTCTACGGTCTTCCCCATTCCAGTAACCGTTACGACGTATCCTTCATGATTTGCTACCCGAAGCATTCCGTTTTCATTATACACCCCATCGAAGTGGATATTCAAATAATCTTCACGAGACAGCTTCTGTTTGAACATGACAGGAACACCGTATGAATCGGAAAGCCTCTTGCTCATCATTTTGAAAATCTCATCATCACTGCTAATTTTCTCATTTTTATCTTCATTCTCTTCCTTCTCTGCAACGGCAGGAAACGGCTTCGTATACAGCCAAGACACTATACAATATCCATGATTGTACTTATAGTTTTCTTGCTGTTCTCCATCAGCTATTGCCTTGAAGAACTCTCCCCACGGAGATTCCTGTATAGCTATTTGCGCGGAAGTAGCAGGGACTCCCATCCGCGGAGTGAACTCGAGAAAATAGCAACCATCGTCGTTGATAATACAGTTCACGTCTATGTCTCCCCTAAAATCAATCTTTTCAAGCGCCGGACGAAGTTTGTCTAGCGTCTCGGAGAAAATCTTTGAATTTTTAGCCTTCACATAGTGCATCACTGTGAACATTTCTCCAGTGCTCTCACCCATATTTCCTGCCATGAGTGGCTTGTGTTCCCAGTTTTCCTCGCATATCTCGTCACCATCAGCGTCCTTCTGGAACTCGAACCCGTTCCAATATGAGCCGCATGCGAACTCGTGGCCTTCGACCTTTTCTTGTAGTACGAACTCTTGTTTGAGTCCTTTCGGCCATATTTCAATAAGTTTGTCAGTCTTCGCGATAACGTCCTCGGAATTTTCCATTTTTGCCACTGAATTGAGTCCTTTTATGATGTCGAGGTGTCCCATCTGCTTGAGAACCCACTTCCCTCCTTCTTTCTCGATGATTTCCTTCGCCTCTTTGAGGTCTTTTACAGGTCTTACTTTCGGTACCATCAATCCACACGCTTCAGCTATTTTATTCGCTTTCACGCGATCAAGTTCTATCTCGTCTGTCTTTTTACCGCCTCCAATAACAGAAATTCCTTCCGAACGCAACAATGCTGGCTCTCCGTCCATCTTGTCGTCGTATACGACGAGGTCGCATGTTCTCGCATAGTCAAGACGCTTCTCGAACGGTATCCGCTTGAGAGTTCCTTTGAGAACGTCGTTTTCTTCTCTTTGCGCTATCGCTATGTCGTTTCCCTCATTCTTCATGCGAAGAGCAAGGTCAGGAGCGAGAAAGTCGTTTGTTACGTAGAGAATCTTCATATTATTTGGTCTTTCCTGGTGCTTTTGCTTTGTGAGCCTGGTTCCAGATGTCGGTGAGTTGTTGTTTGGTATAAAAGTTTGGTTTTTCGGTATTCCACAAAACGCTAAATGTTCCCTTCCCAGACATTTTTGGATATACCATTCCATCATAATTTCCACTCTTTCTTATGTTATCTGCTAATGTTTGTCCAAATACTAGTCCTCCATCTTTTTCTGCTATTTTACTTCCAACAACACTAGACCATAAATCTTTTCCATCAGCAGCGTTTGAACCATATTTTTGTATATCTCTTTCAGAAACTCCATATTTTTTAAGCAAATTTTTTGCGTCTTTTATTGATGCTCCATCTAATTCTTTATTCAAATCAAACATTTTTGCTCCATTTTTATCAACAGCCATGGTCTCTCCTTTAACCAGAGATGAATAAAAATCAGCATCTCCTTTGCTTGCTGTGTATAATCCTTTCCCATAAGTAAACGACCCTTCTCCACTTCCTATTTTGGAAGAATCGAATTTGCTAAACGACTTTTTTGCGCCATGGTAATCTTGAAAACTATTCAAAAACTCCTCTGCACTCTTATATTTCCGAGCCTCACTGAGTAAGGATTGGTCTGTGGATACTTGGTTGGCTTTATTCCAGATGTCGGTGAGTTGGGATTTGGTAGGGGATACAGACTTTGGATTTATAACTACAAGCTCTTTCTCTCCTCCACCGATGTAAACGGCATCAACTTTTTGTTTCCTTAAGAATCCTATGTAGTCCTCCAAATCCACAGCGTCTTCAATACCATCGATAGAAACAACTCTTGCATTCGGCTTTAACTTAGCCTCAACGATTTTCCCGTCTTTTGTAAGCGTCGAGAAGATTCCTGCCTCCTTTGGTGTTTCTGCAAATGAAATCGTGCTCTGCATTTTCCCGTATCCGCCACCTCTGTAAGCGCTTTTCGGTAGTTTGCTTCCTGGAATAAACCCAGAAGACATAATGCTATCGGCGCTACCAGAGCTTGTTCCGTGGTAAAAAGTATCAGATTTTAATGCTACGTCTTTTATTCTACCAGATAACTGTTGTTCAATCGTTTTTGGAGTCTCTGATATGATATTTACTCCCGCCAGGTCCTCATAAGAAGTTCCTCTCCAATTATTTTTCTTACCAGATAGAATGTCATTTATAGAATCCTCATTTAGTATTTGCTTCAAGTATTCAAGATCATTTTTGTCTTGGATGTTTACAGTTGTTTTGTATTTCTTGGCTTCCTCTAATAGTCCTCCATATCCCTTTTCACCTTTCGAAACGTCTTGAATAGATAGACCGCCTTTTCCTTCCATGTATTTACCGACTCCTCCTCTTATTTTCTCCTTTGTCGGAGCAATAGCGCCAGGGATTCCACCGATTACGCTTCCTGTTTTTTCGAGAGCTGTACCAGTCGCTTTTGCTGCGACACTAAGAGCTTCTGATATCATGTTTCCTTCACCTGATGCAAGCGCATCTGCTATTCTTGACTTTACAGAAGCAGAAAGCGTATTCCATCCGGTAGACTCTGTAAGTTTTACTAGATTTTTCATTATAATACCACCTTCGACAGCACCTAGCGGTCCTCCATGCGCGAATCCGGCAGCGGTTCCAGCGGCTTGCGCCATCTTCTGTCCGAGAGGAGCAGCCTGTCCTGTCTTTCGTTCTATCGTAGCAGACAAAACTCCATGCATTCGCTTCCAGAAAGTGAACTCGTTGTTTATTGCAGCTATATCAGGATTAGCTTTTGCCAGCTCGTTACGGATAGAATTTGCTACCGTCTTACGAGCAGAGAGGATATCAGAATCCTTCAGTCCGAGTCCGAATCCCTTTCCTGCTTTGTTAATCATCTCGTCAAGTGTCTGTCTGTACTCACGAAGAAGCCTCGTAGGTGCGTTTTCATCACCGACTATGCTCATAAGCTCGTCACGGAGCTGTCCTAGCTTTCCGTATCTTACGGCGTTTCCTTCAGGAACGATAAATTTTCCGTCAGCTCCTTTTATCGTAAGTTTGTCCATCGCTCCTGCTATCGATTCTAGTATCGGCTTGACTGATGTCTGATGTTCTTCTGGCAGTGCCGACCACGCTGCCTCAAGTTGCTGCGATGCTCCAGAAAGCCCTTCCTCCGCCTTAGAAAGAAGTCCTTTTAGTGAAAACGCCTTTATTCCACGATTTGCAATTTCCGGCACTATCTTTGCCGTTGTTTGCTTCATTTCCTTTGTTGTCGGAGCAAGAACCTTAGCGTATTGCCTTTCTGCCGCGCTACGGAGAGCAGCCGAACCAGCACCAGCCTCCTTCATAAATCCTCCAGCGCTCGTTATAGCCTTTCCGATTATAGGTGCTGCCACTTCTGCTACTTTCCCAGTAACAGCGCCAATTCCTGCTCCAGTGGCTATACCTCCGATTCCAGCGTTCTCTTCCATAGCGGAACCAGCTCCGAATGCCGCTGCTGATGCTACCGGACCTCCGAAAATAAGAGAACCGGTCTTTAACGTCGCACCTGCCAATTCTTCAGCCGTTGGTGCCTTAATGTACTTTTTAGCATCTTGACTCACCATGCTCGGAGCAATAGCACTTCCGAATATGTCTGCCGTCTTTCCAAATCCTGTCTTATCAGCAATCCAGTTAGCCGCCTTTCCTACTATGCCAAAATCACGCTCAGCGGCAGAAGGACCGCTAACAGATGTACTCGACTGTATAGTAGAATCATTGTAGTCGCTAATCTGGCCCTTGTATTGAGGGTACTTCTGAACCATCTTCTGTACTAGTGTCGCGTCGTCGAGACTCTGGTACTGAGGATATTTTTGTTTTACAGACTGAGCGAACTCTTGTGATGTCATAGTATTCCGAGAGGGTCATTTTCCGGACCAGAAGAAACAGCTCCTATACCGCTCTGAACAGGAACAACCGGTGACGTGTTTCCTAGAGCGTTGATTCGATAGTTAATGAGACGCTGAACCTCGGTAAGGGAAGATTGCAACTGGTTGACTCCGTAGTTTGCGTTGATTTGCGAGTTTGCCAATCCCCATGCCGCCTCCGTAGGCGCATATCCTCCCTGAGCAAGGTTTGCAAACTCTTCCTTGAGCGTGTTGACAGCTGCAAGATATTGAGCAGCGAGTTGACCTGCCGGAGTATTTCCTTGAGTCTGTGATATGACTTCAAGCTTTGCCTTGTTGTAAAATTGAAGTCCGCTTTGCGCCATCTGCTGCGCAAGTTGAGAAACCTCATTTATTGTACTTACTACTGAACCGGCTAGACCCTGATACCGTATCATCTGCGAAGAGTTCATTCCTGTAACCCACTTTTTCGCTGCTGAAAATTTCAGTTCAGCGTTCTGAGGATTATAATTCGGGTCAAGCTTTATAGCGTCAGCTATTGCTCTATTTCTCGCGCCTCCATACGCAGAAATCATGCTCGGAGCGACTGAGCCGTCAACAAGACTCTGTGCCATTATCTGGCTATCACTTTTTACTGTCGTTCCGGTCTTTCTCCTCGCAATCTCATATGCCATCGCCTGAAGTCCTTCAAGCGGGCTATTGTATTTCACGTAGAATCCACCTTCACTTCCTGGTCTCGGACTTCCCTTTCTGTCCTCTCCCATGTTCGGATTCCATGTAACGCCACCGTAGTTATTATTGACAGAAGCGACGTTTGATGTTCCAAAGTTAGACTCAAGTTTCATCATTGCCGCAAGCATTTTGATATCTATACCGTACTGGGAAGCCACCTGGTTCATCATGTCTCCGGTTATCGGAGAGTTCGGCGCTACTCTTGCGATGTAGTCTCCTACGTTATCAGGCATCGTCGAGTATATTGACTGGACGGTAGCTGAATAGTTAGGATTTACTGGGTTGTATGACGCTATGTTGTATCCGTTTATTGAGCCTCCTCCTATTCCAAGAGATTCAAGGTATCCTGGCATGCTTTGATTTATCGCGTCTATCGCTCCTGGGTTACTGGAGATTGTTTTCATGATATCCTGCCTCGCGGTTTCCTGCTGACTCCATACGTCAGAAACCTGCTTGACGGCCTGGTCTATCGTGTTCCTTCTCCCGCTTACCTCATCGTTTATAGCTCGTATTTCACTGGCTACGCGATCAATGTTGTTCGAGTCTATCGCGTGCCTAAGAGCAGGAGTGAGAGCTTTTTTCTCCTCGTCTGAAAGAGGAGTATCGAACATGTGCTTCAGAAGCGTGTTCTTCGTCTTGTTCATCGAAGCATCCTTGTTCAACTGGTCCTGCATTTGTGCGATTACCCTCGTGAACGCATACGGGTCTGATTTCGCGGCAGAAGAAGGCATAACGTCAGGAACCGGAAAAGAAGAATTTGCCGTCGTATTTCCGTACTGGTTATTTCCAGTATCAATTGATTTCTGATTGCTTATTCCAAACGGGTCTGCAACATCGGCTCCTGGTATGGTGCTGTGCTGATATGGGTCAGTTTGCGGCTGAAGTTGTCCCGCCTGATCCTGAAGACCACTTCCTATCTGCGTGAAAATGTTATTCTTCAGGCGGTCCTGTATCCATTCAAACATAAACTATGACTTTAGTTTTAATAGCGCGGCACTCTGAAGGTCCTGGTACTTCTGTTGAACATCGGCAAGTTTAGCCGTTGCCTGTGTTCCTGCAAGTTCAGTGCCATACAAATCAGTCGATACGCCTTCAATACCAACACCAGTCTGTGAAGCTGCTACTCCCGGTATAGAAGGAAGCCCCATCGAGTTCAAAGCCGAAGTACCGTACTTTTTCTCGAATCCGCTTGTAAGTGACTGCAAGTTTGACTTAATTTGAGCCCTCGTTGATGTTATTACGTCTGATTGTGACTTATCAAGCGACGTTTTTGCCTGCTGTTTGAATCCTGAATAAGAACGACCAGCCGCCGCCTCCTGTTCAGCGAGATTCTTCCTTGCCGTCATTTGATCGGTAGAAATCTGTCCGAGTGATGCCGCGTCGATAGCCGTCATCGTTGCGAGCGTGTCCTTGAAGTCCTTTTGCGCGGTAGCAAGGTCATCGGCGTAGTATTTCTTTATCGTTTCGTCGTTCTGCGCCTCGCTGTAAAGTTTCTTTAGAGTCTTCGAATCAAGAACAGCCGGAATGGCGGAATTTGAAGTAAGGAGATTTGATAGATATTTTGAAGAAGTTGACAAAAACGCCTGTCCTCCACTTGACAGTTGAGACCAATCCTCGGCGGATACTCCACGAGGAATATTCGAAGAAGACGATGCCTTTCCTTGGTTTTTAGCAGACTTGCTATAATCTACTGCGACGCCTGCCTTTTGTGCCGCTTTTTCTCTAGCGGAAAGTTTTGACGATGCCTTTCCTTGGTTTTTAGCAGACTTGCTATAATCTACTGCGACGCCTGCCTTTTGTGCCGCTTTTTCTCTAGCGGAAAGTTTTTTTGCCATACTTTAATTATACCATTTTTTCTTATGTTTTGTCCAGTGTTCACACTATCTTATCTCTCGTTATGACGTATTTTATATCGTACAGGTCTCCTCCGGTAGCGGAAAAGTTACCAGCGACAAAATATATGTCAGAACTGTCAACGTAATATGTGAATATTGTACCGTCAGGATTACCATATGGAATCCTCGACCCGTTGTTGTTTTCGAAAGCGTAAACGATAGGAACATACCCCAACCCATGATGGACGCTCTTTACGGTCATGTCATAGTCTACGAGAGTAACGCTAGTCGTTCCTGATATACCGAGGTCTTGCTTGAACGCATTTCCTACGAAAAATTTGAGCTGCCTTACATCGGTTATATCAGTAAGAGATAGTCCGCTTTTCGCTATTTTAAGCTTTCCTGATACATTATCGTTACCGCTTCCAACAGCGTTATTTATTGAATTTCCGAAAATAGAATAATAAAAATCAGTCTGTACATAGTCATACGACATTGTAATGTCGTTATATACCGTGTATGTTTCGAAATAGAGCTTATCGCTGTCGATGGTTACGATTCCTCCGTCAAGAGCGTTTCCGATGAACCCTACGCACGGACTCCAGCAACCATTCGGAACACCGACTATCGTTGACGTCTGAACTTTCATGAATGCCGAATACGCCGGATAATACCCTAAAGAATGTTGGAAATATCCAGTATTTGATATGTTTTTAGTCCCAGACTTAATTTCAACGAGACAATCTCTATTGCTTGTTAAAACGAGACTCTTCTCATTATCGTAAACTGAATTTCCTGGTTTTGCTATTATTAAAGCCATTCATCAAGTGTTATTATATATCCGAATGTGAGCGTTTTACCATATTCCGGAGCCTCGATATACAATGTCAAATTGTTTTCGTCTATCGATTGAAATACGTTCAGAAAACTCGCATTATAATAAAATATATACCATCCTGTAACATCGGTAACCTTTATCTGTGTGCTTCCGGGATACGAAGGATACGATGAAAAATCAGCGAAAACGAAAGATTGTGGCTTATATCCGAGTCCGTGGTTTATAACTGATTGACCATAGTATCCAAGCGCACCACCAGCCGTATTAGTCGATAATGTTTCTGTTCCTTGCGATATTATTTTATATACCGGATAGTCAGAATGAAGCGCGAACCTCCATATATCGTTTGAATCTATGTCCGTTTCTCCTGTTTTCAGTATCTTAAACTTAGCCATTTGGGTCGAGTATTACGACTACATTACCGGAAGTATCAACCATCATTATTTTTCCCTGAATGTACGTATTTCCTCGTATTGAACCGCCTGAACCGTAACTGTTTGTCGAATTAGCGTCTGAATACGCGCCATCAAGAGGTTGATTGATAGCGCTCCCGTCATCATTCGTCATGTTCCCAAAGTTGTCGAAAATCATATCAGTCAGGTATATATCCCTGGTCCTCGTATTCCGGGAACTCCAAACCCTGAAATTCCGGAGGTTGAGATGAATCAGTCACCCCAGACCACTTAAACTTGAAATATCTTCCGTCAAGGTTCGCCGTTTCTATAATCGTCACGGAGCTTGTCAGGTCTCCATCGATATCTGAATAATCTCCTCCTTCAGTCTTTACCTGAATCTTCGAATTTTGCCCATTCTTAGTATACGCCGCTATGTGACCAGACATTTTGTCTGTCGTCCCCCTGCTTCCAAATTCCAATTCCTGCGTTTCAAGCGAGTAGAAAATCGGTGTTCCGCGATCAGTAGAACCGAAATTGAGCGTATCGACGTATCCAGCCGAATCGGCTATCCGTATACGCCTTCCATTAGAATCAGTATATTTTGCGAATAATACTGGATTGAACGGATAATAATGCACGCTCCAGTTCTGGTCTCTCGTCGAGAATTTCAGGACATAGTAGTTCGTCAATCCGTTCATCGTAATTTGTCCGAGAGACACGTATACGTTGAACTCGTCGGAACCCATAGAGACGTTCGACCAGTTAGCCTGCGGAACATTGTCGATGAAGTCTTGCACCCCGAGCCTCGAAATCTGTGTAGGATATCCACCATTTGTCGAATATATAGCGTTTCCACTGTAAAAATATACCATCCCCTGACATTTTGTGATTGCTTCCTGGCTTACGGCCCCGACGTTATACAACGCCTCCGGATCAGTAGATTTAGTCACTGTCGAGAGTCTATACAGGTTATTCCTCTTGAATACCAATACGACATTCGAAACATCGGAAAATCCGGTTACATTATCTCCGTCGTCAGGGTTTACGTCTATCCAATCTCCGGCAGTCGGACTCGTACTCCATGTGAGTGTAGGGCTTGCCGATAGGTCTATGAGCGAAGAAAAGTATATCCTGTCCTTGTTCGCCGAATATCCTGCCGCGAGAAGCCTTCCTGCAAAGCGATATAATAGGCTAGGAACGACCGAATCAGTGGTAATACAGTTAGTTGTACTCCAAGTGTTTCCATCGCTGCTAGAGAGCATTGTAGCGCCGTTTACGACAAATGAGCGTCCTCCAAGAGACGCGAAACGGCATTTTGCGCTGTTTGAAAGGCTGGTAAGACCAGAAGTATGCCATGAACCGTCATAATAGTAAAGACTTGCCGTGCTTGCTCCCGTAAAAACAGACAGCATGTAGTTCGGCGTACCAGAAAGTCCTACAAATTCAGTTAATCCGAGAGGCGTCTTCCCGCTTGCGACAACAGAACCAATGGCAGTAACCCCTTTTCTTACCTTTCCGCTTCCTATCGTGTCGTCAAAATTGACATTATACGAGTTTGATACCGAATTTGAAGGAATTAAATGAACATTTGCGGAATAATCGGTTATCCGCCCTTTAGAAAAGTCCCTATATGTCGGTATCGTTCTTTTTGCCATTACTTTTTCGGTTTACACTTTTTCTTTTTTGGAATAGTATTAAATTAAATATGAACCAGAAACTCTTATTTGGTGTCCATCTCCAACAGGGTACGTATTATCATATTTCGAAATCTGTATATATGTTGATGCTACGGAACCAGTGAGAGAAAGACCTGTTGATGCGTTCCATCCATACATAGGGTATTCATTAACAGACGCAGGAGATACCGGGATAGTAGCCCGTAACTTTATTGCGCCAGTTCCATTCGAACTGACCGCTATTGAAGATTTGAAAAACACTCTTGCACCAACCATTGTGAAATGAATCGTTCCGCTTGCCGTGGTTACGCTTCCCGATTCCGCAGTTATCGTCTGCGTAAAAGAGAAATAATTTGGGAATCCCTGTGGATTTTCCGAATACGAATAATATGGAGAAGTAATTGCGGCGCTCGCAAGAGAATAATCACCTCCTCCCGTAACCGTAACAGTCGTATTCGGAGAAGAATACGAAGAAGAAACAACGTAAAAATACTTTACAGTGCTGTTTGTGAGTTTTAGTTTTGTTCCTTTTGAGTATTTCGCAGTTTGGTCTCCCGATACGGTGAAAGTGGTTGCTGAGGCGTAGGTCATTCCGTCGGCAGGAAGCCATCCAGTAAGAGTCAGTGTGTCCGCATACGTCCTCACCGCCTTCTGACTAGCTACGCTTGTATCGGAGTTTCCAGCGAGTGTACCGTCGGTGTCGAGAGTAATTCCCCAATCGGAAGTACCTGTTCCAGAACCTCTCAAAAGTTTCCCACTTGTAGGAGTGGAAGCACCTGTACCGAGTTTTGTTTCAAGCGCGATAGCGGCGTCATTCGGCTGATTGACGTCTGCCGAATATACGGTATCGACGTTATCTGTCTTTGCTGACCACGTATCGAGACTTGAAGGATAATTTGTACTCATAGCGTGTCGAAGTAAAACTTGATTACCGGACTGTCTGAAGCCTGCGGAGTCGTTCCTGCGGATACGATTCTCTTTACCCATACGGCATAGACGACATTCGGTGCCATTGTCCCGATAGAAAGTGCGTTTACCTGTCCAGCGGCGGTAGAAAATGAAACGCCTGTCGGAGATGTTGTCTCGCTGACAATCGTCTGCGCCGGACTTCCGGAAGAAGGCTCTAGTGCTATCTGTATGCTTTCGTCGACACCAGTACAGTTCGTTTCAATCCACACCTTCACGTTATACCCTGTAAAAGTCGCGTTAGAGTTCTTGACAAAAAAGCACCTATATGACGTATATCCTACCGCATGCTGGTCTCCAGTAACGTCAGAAAAGAGATTATTCAGCGTATTATCGGTAATTTGCGTGTTGGAAATAACCCCTCCGAGAGACGCGTTCGGATTCGTGTTAGATGTTCCTCCAGAGAGGTACGTAAGGATTTCTCCCGTTACTATGGACATATCAGTTTATTTTTTTCCAATTAGTCTCCGGGACGAGGTTCTTTGTTCCAAACTTTATCGTTCCGTATTTATGCTGACCGTAGAGATTAGAGACAACGTAGTATTTCTGCTCATATCTCTGTTTTCCCCAGGATATCCCTGATGATTCACCTATCTTATCCCAAAGAATACCGCTTGATTCAACAATCTTTCCCCATGATATTCCTGACGATTCTGATACCTTCCCCCAATTCTTTCCAGCGGATACCTCGACTTTCTCCCATATTCCGCCTGGTCCGAACAGAGTCCATCGAAACGTCAGGATTCTTATTACACGTAAATACAGTATCCATTTCAATGTAAGCGTCTTCAATACTCTCACGTATAATCCCCATTTCGTCGTCAGCGTCCTGTACGCTCTTACAAACAGGTTCCATTTTACGGTAGCTGTACGATACGCTCTTACAAACAGGTTCCATTTTACGGTGATTGTCCTATATACTCTTGCCAATAGGTTCCATTTCGTCGTCAGCGTCCTGTATACTCGTATGAAAAGCGACCACTTAGTCGTCAGCGTCCTGTATGCGCGAGTGTAGAGGCTTCCATATGTATTTTGAGCGTATTTGAATGTCCCATACTTCATACCTATACGTTAGGAATGAAACCCTGCAATCTTGTATATTTTGAGTCTCCGTCAATAGCTTCTAGCTGCGAATAGTTGTTATATCTCGGTTTCAGGATTATCTTGTGGTTCGATACTTCCGTCTGTTTCAGTTTCTTGAGCCTATACGCGTAATTCTGGAATGCCGATACGGAAGCGCTGCTGTCTTTTCCAGTGTCCATCCGCTTGATGAACTTTGAAATGAGATAGTCTTTCACGAGAAC